TTATATCTGATATTGCGTGATAAATTACCAGTCCAATAACCCTTATTCATTACTTCTCTAGCTTTCAATTTAGCTCGTACTACATATTCTTTGGCTTTTTCTTGTAAAGTATCATCTACATCATCATCAATGTTGGTTTTCATATCGTGAAATTGGTTTAACAGTGCGTCTAATCCGTCTATATTCATCAATTGACCTCTTCGATATAATATGACGTTTCGTGTCTGTATGTCTTTGTATCAATTATCTTGTAGCGAATACCATTAATTAACACGTGGCTAACAGGGTAAGATATTGATTCTTTTATCCTCAGGACACTTACATCGTTTTTTACATCGCCGAATTCAAGTTGCTTTCTTGCTCTAGAAACGGGGTTAATATTGCATGGTATCGCATCATAAGTGATTAGTGTGTTTTCTTTTTTGCTAGTTTTAGGATTGTAAGTTGCTACTTGTTCTAATTGAAAAACAGCTCTATCTTCATATCTCAAAAGAACACAGCCTTCCCTTTTTTAGTTCTCGTTCTAGCATTAAAGTAATTATCAATAATAGCTTCATACTCCTTAAAATCATTTAATTCATATGAGTTGCTACGTCCATCAACCGCTTCTGATGTCATACCTTCAGCACCAATCCTGTTGTAGCGTTTAACTGCAACTTCTTTAATCATGTAACTAAACCTTTCCGGTATTTGTTCAACTTCAATAGGTAACATTGATAACAACTGGCTTTCACAACTTTTTATAATTTCCTCTAATTGTTCATCTTGCTTTTCATCTTTAAGGCCAATACGTTTTTTTACATCAGCTAGCGTAGTCATATAACCACCTACTCTAGCGACTCAAAAGTGTTGATAATTTCAGCTTTTGTTTGTTTTTCATCAACTTGTAAGCCAGCAACACTTGCTATTTCGACAAGTTCTTTTTTGGTTAATTTGTCATTTACAATGTAAATCATTTGTTCGTTGCGTTTATTTTCAACACTAGCTAAAGCTTTGATACGTTCATCTGTAGGATCATAACCTTTGCGAGGGTAGACATGCCCTTTCATATAGACATGTCTGTTATCTTCTAAATCTGTAAAATCTACTTTAACAATTCCAATGATTTCGGGCATGTTACCACTCCTAATTATTTATTAAACTTCTCCTGGATTTGAAGATGGTTTTGCATCAGCAGGAACTAACTTAGCAAACGCTTTATCATCAGCGATATGCAATGCTACATGCATAGTTGCACGTAATGCCACCATGTCTTGTTCGAACAAGTTTACAGGTGTGCCATCTTCGTTTTTAACTGTAGATAATTGTGCAGTTTCATCGATTTTGTATTCGATTAATTGAGGGATACCATAAATCAACTTATCAAAGTCACCAGTAATTAATTCACCGCGTTTTAAATTGCTTGATTTAAGGTTAACCACAGGTAGACCATCTAACGTATCACTGTTACGGTCATAAATACGTTCCTTAGTTTCAGGATCTACAATTTTACGTAACAAGCTTCTGTTTTGTGTTTTTGAGATAAACGCATTTGCTTCTAATTCGTCATCTTCAAGTAATGCCTCTAAATCAATAATGTTATCTTGTGTGAAGTCACCTTTAATAACCTTATTAGTTTTTTCAATTGATTGCGCAATTGATTTACCGAATGGATTGTTACCTTGATTCAAAATACCCGCTTCATCAAATTTTTTATAGAATGCTTCAGCAATCATAGGCTTCATTTCTTCAAAGAATTGTGAATAAGTATAATTCAAAAATTCTTTTGTTACAGGTAAGATAACCCCTAATTTAAACGCTCTCATAGTAGCATTAACCCATGTAGCTTTAGATGTTTCGATTTTTTGACCTTCACCTACCCAGTAAGCACCTGGTTTATCAGCCCAAAAAGTAAACTTCTTCTCAGTACCTTCCATTGGTTCGTACTTACCTAATTGCATAATTTTAGAGTTTTCCATAACCTCTTGTAAGATGGGCGTTGTGAATTCATTCATCAACGTGCCATCTTTCTTTTCGTGCATCATTACATTGTCAGGGTTAAATACTTGCGGTTTAACATTGTTACTCGCAAAATGTTGCAAATTCAATTTTAATTTTTGTGTTTGTTCCATTTAAATGCCTCCGTTAATTTTTGATAATTCTTTTTTGTTTAGCGATTTCAGCCAAGTTTTGCGGTTTATTTTTAGACGAGTGGTTAAATGAATCCCCACCAGTCAATGGTGATTGTCTAGCGTTAACCTTAACCGCTTCACTAACTGCTTTTTTTACTGCATTAGAAAAAGCTTCAACGTTCGATTTGGTTTGTTCAGCAGTGTCAGTTACAACCAAATTGACAACCTCATCTGATGAATCAACTTCCGCTTCACTCAACATTTTTCGTGCTTCTGAACGCATTTCATTTAATTGTTTTTCTGAACGTAGTTGTTCCAACTCTTTTTCCATTTGTTCGCGTTCATATTCAGCGATTTGATCTTTGTTCATTTTTGCTAATCGTTTAGCTTCATCAACAGCTTCTTGTTTCTCTTTTTCTTTCTGCTTCATACGACGACTTAATTCTTCTTTAAGACGCTTGTTATATTCTTCTTGTAGTCTTTTTTCGATTTCTTCTTCTGAATTAGTCTTTTTGTCTTGTTTGTATTTGCCTTCATCATCGTTGTTATCTTTTGATTTTCCATTATCTCCATCTGATTCTTCAGCAAAAAACTGTAATTTGAGTTTTAACTTTTCTTGGATATCCATAGTTTTTACACCTCATTTATTTACTCTTGATTAGTTTTAAGCCATACATGGTTCGGGCTGTTACACTTGCATCTTTTATTGTCATAAGCATGGTTTGGACATAAAAAATAGCCAACACAATTAAGTGCTAGCTATTAAAAGAGAGGTTCATTATATTTCGATTTTTCTTTATCGGCTAATACTGCCGACCTTACACTGTCTAAGTTTGCATCAATAATAACTGTTTCGTTTCGCTTTTGTAACTCTTTACGTATACCTTTTAACTCTCTTGCTATGTCTCTAAGGTATTTGTCAGTATTGCTCATACCAATATCCTCCAAACACTTAATTTACTATCATACAATGCTAACTTGCCTTTAAAAACTTTTACTTTTAAATCAATCATCGCTTTTCACTTTTCCTCCAAAGTATTTTGTTTGTCGTTTTTTGTTTGGTTTTTTCGGCCACATAGATTTAGGTAGTAATGCACAATCTGAACGACAATTGATATGCATAGGGTAGAAATTAACACCAATTTTAGCGTCTTTAACTTTGAATATTTCTCCATTAAGCCCCTTGCATACTTTAGTTGTTCTACTATCAATTTTTGCAATATACATATAATATCCTTCCGGTGAAATTTCTTTCATGCTGTCAATACTTGATTGTGCGTGAACACGTGCCGATTCCGTATAAAGCAATGATTTAATTGCTGCAGTCTTTTGTCTTGCTGTGCCTTCGAATTTGTTTAGGTGCTTGCGCATATCTTTAACATATTCATTTGGATGTCGACCTCTAATAACCACATTAGCAATTATTTCTTCTACTTCTTGTTTCATCGCTTCAGTATTAGTCCATAATCGCTCTGACCAAACGACACCATGAAATTGTGTATCAACGATTGTATCTATAACTTCTTTAGCTACTTGTACACCTTCACCTAAAATACCTGCTTGATCACTGAACACACGATAAGCTGTTGATTCGAAATATTCCCTCATAGATAATTCAGTTTGAGCTGTTGCATAAGCAATTAAGAATTCGATTTGAATCTTTAACATCTGTTCTCTAGATACATACATTTTCGTGTTATACTTCTTTAATTCTTCATTTGCTCTATCGCTAAAGTCCTTGTTTTCGACCAATCTTTTTGCTTCTTCTTGAAACGCTTTTACATCGAACTCATCAATAATCTTTTGTGCTTCTTGTAATGTAACGCCTGCAAAATCTCCGTACTTAACAATAAACGCATTGATTTCTTTTTCAATGCGCTTAATCATCATATTCAATATACGTTCTATTTCTTCAGCTTTAGTTTTATCTCGCTTTAACTCATTCTCGATTGCTTTGCGTCCGCGTTCTTCCCAATATTCTTGAGTGTTTTTGTTAGGCAATTACAATCATTCCTTTTTATCAACAGTATCTTTTGTATCATCATCTTGTTCGTCATCATTGATGTCTCTAGGGTCTTTATAAATACCTTTTTGAGCTTTTTTAATAGATTCTTTCTCATCTTCTTCTATTTTCTTGACTTCCAATTCAGGGTCTTGGAAGAACGAGAATAGAGACATTAAAGTTGTTTGGCTAATCTTCCCACCAGAATCAATATAAGCTTTTAATTCTTCGATTAATGATTTAGGTAAGTTTCTGTTGTATACGTATCTAACAGTATTGAAATCTTTGTTAGCGTCAATCGACCGTGTATTTTTAAGTATTGTCTCTAACAACTTAGCACGACGTCTTAACCCTTTAGTGAACAATCCTTCTTTAGTTTTAGTACGTTGTTCTAATCCGAATAATTTGTATTTCATTGCCTCGCCCGATTGAGTGCCACTAAAGTTATCATCTTTCATGTTAGGCGTGTTGGTAAACATGTGTATATCACTGTTCAAACGGTCTTTATAAGCTTCGGTACCTTGTACATCGTATTGTTTATAAATATAACCGCCGTCAACTGAACCTTCTGTTTCGATACCTGTATCCCTATTCTCATAAACGGTTGGCTCTAAAAATAACACGTTAGCTTCCTTTTGTTTTCTAACTTCTACAGGATCTAAATTTAAATTACCTTTAATAAGTAACATAGCGTCATTTAAATCACTCATATAGTTAGCAGTATCTGATTCAGCATTATCATACAAATCAATTAAAGTGATTACTTTCTCATAATCCCCTTTTCTTCTTTCGTTGTTGCTAAATTCTGTAATAGGCATACGTTCGAAAGAGTGTGATTCAAAACCGTTTTCACGTGGTGTGAGCTTCAATCCATTTGTTCTACTGGTAAGATATCTATAAACACCGTGAGAAGTAAATAAATCAACTGTAAACACTTCATCTTCGTCAGTCTTGTCTATTGGTTTAGTTCTTAAATATCTAAC